TGAAAAATATCGGTAAGGGTTTAAGTTCTATTGTTAAAAAGGTTGTTAAATCAAAACCTAAAGAAGTTGTTAAGCCCAAAGTAGACAGTGAGTCTGCTAAAAATGCACAAAAACTTAAGGATATAGAAACATTTAATAAATTGAGAGAGCTTACAGCTAGTTATACGAATAAAATAAGTAAAGCAAAAGATTCAACAGATACTAGTAAAATTTTAGATAAGTTTATGAAAGACTATAAGAATGTTAAATAATTAAGATTTTATTATTTATTAATCATTTGTAATTTTTGAGTTTATTAAGTTGTTGACAAAATTTTTAAATTTGCATTATAATGTCAAAATTACTAAAGTTTTAAAAGATTTGGATGGGTCAATTTCCTGTATTTATTAACAATGTTTCTTAAAAGTCATACATATAACAAAAAAATAAATATTTATTAATAATGGCATCATACGTTAATAAAGTTCTTAACAATAAGCATTTTGGTAAAGATATCTTAACCGAAGGTGATATAAAGGCAGGTCAACATAGCGCAATTAAATCTTTATCATTACAAACAGCTTATGGAATAGCTAGAATGAGCGATATAGCTATGGAAAGACTTCATCGTAATGTTGAAGGTAATCAAAAATGGGCTATTGAACTATATTTTAAGATCTTCACACAACTGTTTGATAAATCATGGCTTAGTCGTATCGATCTATCTGATATACAGCTTAAAATAGATAATAAAGAAGACAAGGACGAAGTTGTACGTTACTTAATGACCAAGTTGTTAGCTGTAGGTACTATAGAAGTTACAGAAGCTAAAGATATAGTTAAAATGCTAACCACTATGTCATTGAACGATAAACTTTCACACTCATTAGCTAATAAAATGGCAGATGAAGATGTTATTAAAATTATGACGATGATTAATGCAGTGAAGACTGAGTAATTTGTTGTGATGTTTATCCGAAGGGGTATAGTGGGTATTAAGTTTGTATTTTTATTCTAGTCAACCCCAAAAATACCACAACAAAAATACCACAACAAAAATACCACAACAAATAAACCTCACAAAAGTCATTGTGATAAAAATACCACAACAACCTTTTTCAATTAAAATTTTTGTTAATACATGTTAATAAATTACGATGAAATAAACGATTACATTGCTGATTTCTCTAACAACTACAAATTACGTCGACTAAATTTTGAATTCACACCTAAACAGGCTACATTTTTTAACGCTAGTAAAACTGCTTTCGAGATATTAGTTTCTGGTGGTAATAGAAGCGGTAAAACCGAAGGTGCATTATATCAAACATTTATGCACGCAACAGGGTTATACCGAGATTGTTATGATGGTCATAAATTTGATTTTGCTCCTAAAATTTGGTCATGTAATATCAATGTAAATAAAGTAAAATCAATAAATCAGGATAAACTTATAGGTAATCTATCTAGTAATATTGAGGGGTTTATTCACCCTAGTTTGATTTTAGATAAAAAAAGTGGAAAAGACGGAATTTATAGTGAAGTTTATGTGAAACATGCTTCTGGTGAAGTATCAACTATAAACTTTAAAACTTATGGTGAAAAATCAGATAAGTTTCAAAGTGATAGAGTTCACTTTATCCATTTGGATGAACAGCCTGGATATGAAATTTATGTTGAATGTTTGATGAGGCTTGCTGATACTGACGGTAAAGGTATGGGTAGAATCCTTATTACTCAATATCCGAAAGCTGGTCTTGATGAATTAATGGCGCACTTCATGTTGAAAAAAACTGTTGAAGAAGTGAATGGATTACGAAAAGAGGAAACTTATAAAATAAGTCCTGAAGACATTGTAAATAATAAAATGTATTTGCATGTAAGTTGGGCAGATAATCCTCATTTGACGGAAGAAGCCAAGTTACATATGCGTTCAGCTATGAAGCCACATGAACTAGAAGCCAGAGAGCATGGTATACCTACTATTGGTGATGGTATGGTGTATCAAATACCTGAATCGGTATTTGTAGTAAGTCCATTTGAAATACCCGACCATTGGGCAAGATTTGCTGGTATGGACCTTGGTTGGGAAGATCATACTGCCGTGGTATTCTTTGCTTGGGATAAAGATAATGATTGTATGTATATCTACAAAGAATACAAATATAATCACATGACTCCTGAAACGCACGCGGGAGTATTATTACCCCAAGGTTTAGATTGGATACCTACTATTTGTGATCCTGCTGGTAATATGAGACAACAAAGTGATGGTGAAACATTATTGGCAAAATACAAATCAGCAGGTTTAAGTTTAATAAAGGGTAAAAGAACTAGGGAATCTTCTATTATGGAGATAATGCAACGAATAAATACCGATAGATTTAAAATCTTTTCAAATTGTAGAAATATTCTAAATGAATGGCGAAGTTATTCAAGAAAAGACGGTAAAGTATTAGACGGCAATGACCATTTAATGAATGCAATAGAGTATCCAATACTCTTAGCTAAAAATTATGCTATAACTAAATCGGAATATGATTCGTACAATAAGTATAATTATAACGCTAAACCTCAATTAATATAATAACTATAAATTTTGTTAAATATGTTTATAATACGGTGTAAAAGAGGTTTGAATGAGCGATCCAAATACATTAAGAGTGCTTTCTTTAGATGGTGGGGGAATGAGAGGTTATATATCCGCTACTTTTTTAAAAATGTTTGTACAGTTATGGGGAGTTAATCCTAATGAACTTTGGAAACATTTTGATATAATTACTGGTAGCTCTATTGGTGGATTGCAAGCTTTAGCTTACGCCTTAGGTATGTCGCCAGCTGACTTGCAAAGCTTTTTTACTATTGATGGACCTTGGATTTTTACAACTAGTTCGTCAAGCCCTTCTGTTACACCTTCTACCTTAACCAAAATTAATACTATTGTGGGTGGGCCTTTCAGTAATCCAACATTTTATCCAAGTACTACTGCTGGAATAGGAACAATGCGCTTAAAAAGCAAACTAGATTCTGTGTTTGGTACTAACACCCTTAGTGATATGAAAACTAAAGTGCTAATAACTAGTTTTGAAAAGAATGATACTATTCCCGATTTTTCTCAAAATACAAATACCCCTATTTACTTTTCTAATAGTACTATTGTTCCAATATTTATAGGGCAGAATAATTTAGCAGTCGATGTAGCTATGGCAACCAGTGCTGCTCCCTTGTACTTTCCAGCATGGAATATCGGTAATGATTTGTATATTGATGGTGGAGTTGTACAAAATAATCCGTCATCTTTTTCGTTGGCTGTGGCTCAAGCTATCAAACCAACAGCTAATAGATATTGTGTACTTTCTATTGGAACTGGCTTAGGCGATATAGGATTTCCTAGCCCCTCAAATACCATTATCCAAAAAGCCAAAGCTGAGTTAATAGAACTTAAACAATCTCCAAAACTCTATGCGGATAAATGGCAATTAAATAGCAAACAAATGAACTCATTAAAAAATATTGATAATTTAGGTATTTTAGAAGGAGCTAATTTGATTATGTATTTAATTGGGGCAATGGGAGGAGGTCCACAAGAAATCATGGCTAAGGAGCTTGAAATAAGAGCTAAATATACATTGTCTAATCTCTTTAACTATCGAATGCAGTATTATCTTGATCCTGTAAGAGATACTGAGCTTGATAATTCAACACCAGAAATATTGCAATACTACGAGAATTCTGTGACTGAGTATTTTAACAATGATATAGCGAATATCAGTAATTTCATAGGACATTTAACAGCATGAAACTTGATGTCTTGTACAATTTTATCTCCCCAGTCACTGGAAGAGTATTGTCTGATCCTGACTATGTATTAGTTGGGAATAGAAATGGTGTAGCTATACCATCTCCAGCTCTGATAGACATGCGTCTTGATATAATTGATATGAAACATGATTTTGATAGCTTAGCTGCATCAAGTTTTATAGTTGGTTTTCCAAATACGCAATTACCGAATAGTCAGGTTTTGAGTTCTTTGAATGACGGATTTATGTTTAATACTGGTGGTATTATCAGTACAGCTAACCTTCCTTTAACTAACCTGACTTATAACAATATATGGATAGGGGATGTAAATAATCTCCCTGTTGCAAATCCTACTATTTTACAAAGTAATCTTCCAAATCTTACTAAAAATAATATATGGATAGGAGATTTAAACAATAGACCACAACCAAATCAAACAATTACTATTGATAATTTACCAAATCTTGGTGTTGCAAGTATTACTGTTCCAAACCCTCTTGATCCAACTACTCCTATTACTATATCAGGTGGCAAAATATGGCATGGTACAGATTCAAATCGACCAGAAGAATCAACAGCATTGCTGATAGTAGAAGGGGATATTGCTTTAATTAATTTTAGATTTCTTACCGCTAATTTTATTATGGGTTCTGGCAATCTGTTATTAAAAACTTTAATGCCATTTTCACAATTTCTAGATACAGTACCTGCTGGACTTTTAAAACAAGATATTCCTGGTAAAATAATACAAGCTGTTCCTGGGATTGATTACTTGCCAGGGATTAGCCAACCACCTTTACCAGATATTAGTAATTTCTTACTTTATGGCAATAATAAAGTTTATCAGTGTCCTATTAGTTATTTAGAAGATCCAGGTGGAAATGGTATTTTTAATTTTGATGGCGGAACAATAAAAGCTTTAAATTTTGCTGCTAAAAGACATAACGGTCAAGATGCTTCAGTTACAGTTGAAGGAAACGCTTATATTTCAGAAACAATAGGGGCAAGACGGATAATATTATACGACTCAAAAGAACTAGCTCATAGAAGGGAAGATGGAGTGATGTTAGAAGGCCCTAGTCCATTGCCAATTGGTACTATGTTAAAATGGATTATGCCAAGTTCTATTAGTACAGAAGGTCAAATATTACAAGATATAGGTGCTAATATAGGTGGTGGACGTTTATTAGGATTTGTCAATATATTACCAGATGGTTTAACTAACACTTTGTTAGCACAGGGTGAAGTCGGTGGTAAAAAAACATTTGTTAATGCAACTTTAACTCAGAATAAAATATGGGTTGGAGATGCTACTAATAAACCCGTTGAGACTGATCTTAATTTTGCTCCAAATGATGCATCGTATATATTAAAAACTCCTAAAATAGGTTTAAATAATGCGCAGGCGTTATCTGAGTTGATAGGTGGAATATTAAAAAGTGCACCAATAACTGGTACATTAAGCAATGCAATAGCAGGAATTGATTATGCTTCTGAAGCATCTGTTGTAGCAGCACAAGCAGCCGCAGATGCAGCTGCTGTAGAAGCTACCGCTGCCGCAACTGCCGCAGCAGCTGCCCCAGCAGCGGGTGCAGCATTAGCTTATATATATTTTAATGAGCAAATGCTTCCTTATAGTTTAATACCATTAGTACCAGTTGGAGTTAGCATAAGTGGTGCTATAGGTGTTGCCGCAGCAGCGGCAGCAAGCGCATCTAGTGCAGCAAGTTCAGCTCAAACTACAGCAAATACTGCTATTACACGTATTGACAATTTAAATGTCACCTTACAAGGGGATATAATAGGTAGTGGCAATTTGAACAATCCTGTTATTACAACTTTTACACCAAATCCACGTTTTACAGGCAAAGAGTATATAAAAATTCCTGTTGGAAATACTAATGAAAGACCTAGCAATTCAAGCGTTGGTATGGTAAGATATAACACAGATTTATAACGTTAAATTAAGAGAAATTTAAATGGCACAATTACCTTTATCTATTGGTAAACAAGAATTTAATGATAGTGTAAATTGGTTTGCACTAGCATCCGAAAACTGGGTTTTAAATACTTTAAGAATTGTATTACCTTGTTTAGTTTCAACCACATCAAGCTTAACAGCAAGTTACACTAATGGTACAGCAGGAGTTGGAGCAACTTTAACTAATTCTGGAACACAAGCAGCTCTTGTTGTTGATGGTGTAACTTTGGTTGTTGGCAATAGAGTTTTAGTAAAAGATCAAGCTACCGCTTTGCAAAATGGTATATATACAGTAACCAATATCGGCTCTGTCAGTACAAACTGGATATTAACACGAACTACAGACTATGACTCAGTAGCACAAACAGTGCGAGGGGATAGTGTATCTGTTATTAGCGGTACGCTATCTACAGCAAGTTTGTGGATGTTAACATCTATAATAACCACTGTCGGTACAGATAGTTTTACTTTTGCTAAAACAGATCAAAATTCTTTCAGTTCAATTCTAGGTACAACAAATCAAATTGCTGTAAGTGTTACTGGTGGAGTTGCGACAGTTAGTTTAGCGAATAACCCTGTATTACCAGGTACTGGTTCTGTAACAATTCCAACTGGAACAACGGTGCAGAGACCAGTTACTGCTACCGCAGGCATGATAAGGCTTAATACTAGTTTGTAAATATGCCTAAATTTGAAGGTTTTGATGGAACTAATTGGATTATTTTAGGTGGTGGCGCAGTTAATTCTGTTGGTGTTACTGGTAGTACAGGATTAAACGTAACAGGATCTCCTATTACATCAGCTGGAACAATAAATTTAACATTAGGATCAGAACTACAAGCTTTATCTGCTTTTGCATCAACTGGGTTGATGGTGAGAACTGGCAGCAATAGTTATGTTGGTAGAACATTGACAGTAGGTTCTAATTTAACAATTTTTAATGCTAACGGTGTGTTGGGCAATCCTTTAATCAATTTAGCTCCTACACTAAATGTAACAAGTCTAACCACTAGTGGAAATATAACTAGTACTGGAAATATAACTAGTACTGGAGGTAATGTTAGCGCTACAACAGGTATGCTTATAGCCGATATATTATCTGGATATACTGAACCTGAAATATTAGTTTCTAGTTCTTTAAACACGCAGGGTAACGATATAAGTGGGTTACCATTTTCACCCTATACTTCATCATCCGCTATCAGTAAAAATTACTTCGATCTGTATACAGATAGTTATCAGACTTTAACATATTCTGATATTATGACGTGGGATGCGTCAAACGGCAACATAGCGGTATTAACATTAACTGGCAATTGCGTTATAAACACTATCGACTGGAATCAAGAATCTACTTTAACATTGTTTGTAAAACAAGACTCAACTGGTGGCAGAACTTTAAACATTTATAGCATTTATAGAGCTGGTAGCACTTCTTCGTTAATGCCGCTTTCTAGTGGAGCAAATGCAGTTGATTGCCTTATCTTTAAGTGGTCTGGCGAATTAGGAAGACTTTACTTGGTTCAAGTTATTAATAATTATCAGTTTGTCCCTGCTTCGCCAATATATAAAAATATTTTTGATTACAGCGGTAGTGTTCAATCTATAATAATACCGCCTAGCGACACAAATGTTTGTACATTGAAAATACTAGGTGCTGGAGGAGGTCAGGGTGTTTACTCTTTGAATCAAGGGAGTAGCGGTGCTGGTGGGTATACTATGTTCCAATTCTATACAACTGCATATATCGGACAAACTTTATATATTAAAGTTGGGCAAGGCGGTGAAGGAGGTACTGGGGGAATCAAAGCTGGAACAAGTGGATGGCCAGATGGAGGTTGGGGAATTTCTGGTGATACATATCCTGGAGCAGGTGGTGGAAGAAGCGAAGTAAGAATAGGATCTCCTACAGGAACTATATTAGCTATAGCTGGCGGCGGTGGTGGTGGTTCTGGCTATAGTACAAATGGTCTTGGTGCTGGTGGGGGATCAAGTGGACAAGATGGATGGTTGTCGGGAACTGGAGGCACACAATATAGCGGTGGAGTATCAGAATCGTCACCACCACCTCAATTTGCACAAGCAGGATTTTTACAAGGGGCTGGTACTACGGTACCTCTTACAGGTCAACCATATGATTGTGGTGGTGGTGGAGGTGGATATTTTGGGGGAGGATGTTCTGGTGGTGATGGTAGAACATCAGGTGGTGGTTCTGGTTATGATCATAGTACTTTCCCTGGAAGAACTGGTACAATACTCGTTCCTAATAGTTCAGGTACTGCCATTTCTTTGGCAGCTTCATCCGATAGTGATTTTTCAGGTGGTTATGGGGTAGGTCGAGAAGGAGCTGCAAACGGAACTGGTTTAAGAGGTGGCAACGGAAGAGTGGTAGTAGAGTTTATTTAATTGCAATATTATTATAAAAAACTATAATATCTTTTATAACATAGGTAAATATATGAGTAAAAAAAATAACAATATTGTACAAGTTAATCAATTAGTAGATCCTATAATAAAACCAATGAACCCAGAAGCGGTAACCTATCTTTCTTGGTTTATGTCAGATGCTCAAAATTTAAGAAATTGGGCTTGGCAAATATTTGGTAGTGATACTGATATAAATAGTTCTAAATTTGTAGAATTAAAAGACGCTTCTGAAAAAACATTAGTAGAATTAGAAGATGATATTGTTAAAATTAGAGAATTTTTAGCAAGTTATGTACCACCTGTTGTTAAATAAATTAAATAAATTAAAGAGAGAAAATTATGAGTGCAGAAGAAATTTTAAAACTTTTACCAAAATATGTACAAGCTTTGTACAGCGATAGTGTTTTATATTTTTCAGGTGAAGAGACAATAGCCACTACAGAACGTAAACTACTAGTATCTAGTAATATTAAAGCAATTAGAGAACAACTAGATTCGTTAGAAAAACTAATAGGTTAAAAGGTTACTTGCATAATCCTACATTAATTTCTATAATAGTGTAAATTAATGTAGGATTTTATGGAAAACAATCAAATAAATTTCAAATCTTTAATAGTAAATACAGAATTTGGTGTAAATCTTGCTGAATTTAAGATTTTATCTGAATTTTTAGCTAATTCTATGATTTATTATTATCAAACAAAATATACTAATAAATCATATTCCAAGGAAGAATATGATTTAATTTTTGATAAATATCAAAAATTAAAAGCAATTGTAGATTTTACTTTACGTGATTTTTCTGAAGAATTGAATATCACTACATCTTTTGAAGATAAGTAATGAATTTTATACACTACGATAATTTAATATTTTCTAAACTTTCAGAAATAGAGACTGTACTGATTACCGCAGAAAAGGGTACGTGGGTAGAAAGTATATCTATATGCAATCTATCTGATAATGTATCTGGAATTAGATTAAATTTAAAAATAATTAAAGCATTAGAGGTTTCAAGTCTTAAAGAAGCGTTTAGAGTGCGGCATCTTTTGATTGATAAAAACCAATCAAAAGATTTAATTGTTTATTTAGGTAATAAGATATTTTTAAATAATGGGGATAGTTTGATTATATTTTCTGAAGGATATAAAGAGCTATTTGATTGTACAGTTGATTTTTACGAACTAAATGAGACTTAAAGATAAATGCAAGATGTAACTTTAGGTAAGAAAAAAGCCTTACAAACTATACAAGATAAAGCTGGATATGCGTTTGATTCACATATGCGAAGATCTTGGTTAGAAAAGTTTAATAGAAATGATCGTTATAAAAGAGGAGATCAGTGGCATAATTCAATTTTAAACGCACAGATAGAAGAAATGGGAGCAATACCATTTACAATGAACATAATAAGACCTGAGATAGATAAATATTTAAGTCTTATTATACGTGCGACAAAAAGAGTTGGATTCGCGCCGACTAGTAACTCAGAATATGATAAAGATAAGGCTAATATATTAAAATATTGGTCAATGAATGTTCTTACACATAATGAACATCCTTTTTATTCACAATTAAAAATTGAAGATACTATAGTAGGAGGTTTAGGTTGTTCTGAATTTTATCATGAAGACGGTAAATATATCTATAAATATAAAAATCCAAGAGAATGTTATCCAGACCCTGATGATCTAAGCCCCAGACTTGATAATCAAAACACTATTGTTTGCACTAATTATGTTAATGTAGAAGAGTTAAAGGTTAAATACCCAAAACATAAAGAGTATTTTAATAGTTTAATTGATGATTCAAAACGTAATTCAGGAGATTATGATTTTAATTTTTCATCTTTTTTAGATATTGATATTCGAAATGCCAATTGGATACGTGGCAAATCAATACGAGTTGTTGAAGTTTATTATAAGAAAAATGTAAAATATTTTGAATGTATAGGTTTAACAAATCCCATTGATAATGAAATTGACATACGAGAAACTGTTGTTTTTGAAACTTTTGATGAACAATTTGCAATAGATAACGCTTATAACAATCAAATAGAAGTTAAGACAGGAACTAGGATATATAAAGGAGTTTATACCCAAGACACCTTATTAGAGCATGGTCCAATTCCAGAACAAGTTCCGAATCAAAAATATTTACCGATATTATTTATGGTCTACAAAAGGGATTATATGGGGGTGCCGTATGGTCTTATTGATGATTTGTTACCAAGGCAAGATGTAAAGAATTTAAACATTACTACGTTTATGCACTATAAGGATTCTAAATTACTTATAGCTGGTGGTGATCAAATGGATTCGAATAAAAATTCAGATTATATAATAGATCAGCTCCAAAAGAAAAGAGGTGTCATCTTTTTGACAAATTCTGAAAAAGCTCAAATAGTAGATAATAATAAAAATTCACAACAAGATTTATCACTACTTCAATATTTAGATGGTGATTGGCAAAGGGCAACAAATCTTTACGATGAGTTTTCAGGTATGATAAATCGAGAAACTAGTGGTGCAGCTGTTCAACAATTAACTTTAAATACTATAAACTCGCATAATTTTTTAATGCTTGCATATAACCACATGATTGTATCTGAAGGTAAATTAATGTTAGATACATTAAAAGGTACAAAAGATATTGAACAATTAGTCAGGTACTATAAAGGTGGAAAAGATGAAGTAAGTATGTTGGATTCTGAAATAGCATTATTGAATTTTGAAGTTTATCCAGAAGCTTCACCTAATTTTTCATCTACTGTTGAAGAAGAGAAAATGTTATTTAACCAGATTAGCAATAGTCAAAATCCAGCTTTTTATCTTAATTCACCAATATTCTTAGAGCAAATAGGAGTGTCAGAAGAAACAGCATATAATTGGGCAAGTGAATGGCATAGGATAAAAATAGCAGAACAAAAAATAGCCATGGAAGCTCAACTTGAAATGCAACAGCAACAAATGCAGATGCAACAGCAGCAGGAACAACAAAATGCTGCGCAGCAACCTAATCAAAAACAACCTAAATCGAGTAAATAATTATGGGAAATGATCTAGTTGAAAATATGTTTGGTATTGATAACACAATAACTGCTGAATCCAATACAGTTGAGGTTGATGTAAATGCTAAATCTGATAAAGCTGAAATTGATGGTGATAAAGATACTTTAGAAGATAATCCTGAAATAGAAAAATATAAACAGCAAATAGAAAAACTTACCAAACAAAAATCAGATTCTGAAAAATGGGGTAATGAACATCGAGAGATGTATGTAAATGCTAAAAAGAAAACTGATGAATTAGCTAAAAGATTACTTGAAGAGGGTACTATATTTGAAGAAGAATATGCAGAATTATCTAAAGTTTTTGATAAGACCTTAGATAATGGTTCGGTTACAAGTGAAGAAGTTGTAAATACCCCTATTGCAAAAGTACTTGCTGATTTAAAAACCACATTTGAGGGCTATAAAAAATGGTCTACTGAAAGTGATCTAGACTTTAAATATCAATCTTTTTTTAAAGACTTAGAATTAGTTACCGACAAACGATTAGCTGAAATACAAGAATATCTACTAAATGAAACTGATCCTAAAGTTCTTCTAAAATATGTTCTTGATAAAGGTACTAGGTCTTACGATAAATTTTATAAAAAAATAGTAGAAAAAGGCGATGCTGTTTCTTATGTTGAAGAACTAGAGTCTAAGAATGAAAAACTAGAGAAAGAACTTAAGGAATTACGATTAGAGCTTGATGACACGGAAGAAAAAAGTTATAATAAATCAACTTCGTCTACTAATAGATATATTAAGAAAAATTTAGTAGGTGATCTTTTTGGATAATTTATATGCAAGATATTACATATAAAAATAAAAGACGTTAACGCTTTCCTTTTATTTTATAACTGTAGTTTTCCTTTAATATAAAATTTTAAACAATTTTTAATATTAACATTAATTTTAAAGGTAATTATGGCTTTAAATAGAGCATTAGGTAACGCCTCGTTTAGTTTGGCTAAAGCGCCAACTGAAGAATGGATGGCGGAATATTTAACTTATGACAAATTCAGTGATATTAGGGGAAAAAACTTTGGTAACGTCATTGTAACTAAAGGGGTAACTACTGGTAATACTGTAGGTTACGCTATGAATCAAGTATTTATGGATTTGGTTTCCGTCGGATATAACGGACAAATTAGTGGTACGGGAAAAGAGCCTAGCTTTGCTACTTACTACAATAAAATCGGACCTGTATCTTTTGCAGCTGGTATATCTGAGATACAGTTTGAATCTTTAGTTATGAATAAAGATCTTAAACCTGTTCTTCAAAATATGCTTACTGCTCAAGCATCTTACAATTTATTTAGACGTACTATGCAAGCTTTCTATATGGGAGCATGTTTTAAAACTACAACTTCTTTGACTGATTTTACGATAGCACCTAGAATTTATGATTACGATGATATTATCGGAAGAGTTTTGGCTAGTACTATGGTTGTTACTTCTGCTGCGGCTAATGCTGTACCAGGAGATGTTATGAGCCATAACAGAATTGTATTTGGTAATGATTTTAATAATGGTGCCGGTGGACTCCCTACCAATGCAACTATTGCTGCAACTATTAATCAGGGTGCATTTACTGTAGCTAATGGACATGGTGCTACAATAAAGCATTTTAATAAATTGCGTCAAATTGCAACTATAGGTATGCGTACGGGCAATAAAACTGTTTACATGGAAAATGCTATTAAAGGTATTAGAAGTGAAAAAGATACAATGGGCTACATGATTGATAACATGATTGCATTAGTATCTGAAGGTACCGCTGAATATCTACAAAGTACCCCTGAATGGCAAGCTCAAGTAAATAGAGCCGTTATTGAGGATAGGGCTAAACAACCTAGTATATATAGAGGTGGTAGTTATTTAGGTACTATCAATGGGGTTATTTATATTAAGGATCCTGAGTTAGATAAATATGCACTAAATGCAACAACTCATATTTCATTTTTATTCGGAGCAAATGCGATAGCGCATTCGCTAAATTCTGCTTCATATAAAATAACTGTTGAGAAAACTAACCATGAAAAAAGACATGAAATCGCATATCATGAAGATGTGGGAATTAGACCATTTATGTTCCCTTCAACAAGTGATGGGGATAATAAAGGTGATCTTAATAAACTTCTTGTGTCTAATTACATGATAAGTGTTGCAAAAATAGGTTAATTAATAGGAAAAAAATATGAATATTATATATAAATACAAATTACCGATGGCAATCCCTTTAGCGCTATCGTTAGCAACAAATGATGCAAATGCTGCTACAGGTATTGCAGTAGGGGGTGGTTATGAGGGGGCGATAAGTGATTTTACAGCTGTAGGGGTGGCTACACCTATAGCTGTAGGTGATAATGTCGCAGCTATACCTACTGTAATAGCGGCATATGACAGTGTAATGGTAACTTATAGGGTATATGACATTCCATTAGCAGGTATAGCATCTGCTGCTGGAACTGCTAACATATATAAAATACCTTTATTAAATTTAGGAATTGATCCTATAAATCAAAAAGTAAATGGGATTGATGTTATAAATACTTTCAATCTTATTACAGGCGATATTTTTCCAGTATCAGATAGGTTTTTTTTCAAATTTGATGCTGTTAGGAAAACTATTTATTTCGGATATCCTAATGCAGATGAAGCAAACTATGTAGGTAGGGGTATAAAGCTTACAATAGCACTTATTGCTACAAAGATATAGTAATGCAAGTATCTGAATTAATAACGGCAGTATCTAAATTCTCTTTCGGTAGGAAAATCCCTACCGAAAGTGATAGATTAGATTATTTGTTTTTATTAAATTTAGCCGATATTGAATATTATGCTTGTGCTAAGAGCAGTAATCTTCTTAGACATGAGCATGATATTTTTTTTAATGTTAATGAAAATTTTGCAAATATACCTGATAATTACATATACTCGATATATAGTAATAAAATAAAATTAAAAGAATTAGACGAAAAGAAAGGTTTTACACTTTCTTCTAATGATGGGAGTTATTATTTTTTGGATGGTAAAATATTTGCAGATAAAACAGGTTTACAATCTAAAGAAGATCCTTTAGACAATATTGTAAAACAATATATTACTTTATTAGTACGTCCAACAAGAAAGGCACTAGTAGAAATAGTTACTGATGTTTTGACACAAGTTGATACACCTATATACCCAGAAGAATATCATGCAGGACTTGTTCATGGAGCAGTATATTATTTATGTCAAACTCATGAAGGATTTATTACTAAAATTGCAGAATCAAGAAATAATTGGTTATTGGCAAAAAGTAATTTAATGGCGCATTATGTTAAAGGGGTGTAAATGTCTTCTGATAGAAAAATTAATGTGCCATTTCCCATTGGAGGCATAGATGTTAATTCTGAAAATGAGCTAACAAATGCTAAATATATTGAAAATTTACTATTAGGAACATCTGGTGACGGTAAAATAAGATATGGTACATATCTAAGTAGTGAATTACTCGATACACCCGAAAGATTATTTAATGACATATCCCACGGAAGTTCTTTTTTAAAACAAGATGGAACGTCTGAAAATATCCTTTATATAAAATATTTTGAAAAAATACCGTATTTAGATCCTGTAAATGATGTTGAAATTTTAGCAAATATTAATAACCCTAACCTTACAAATGTTTATTTACATATTAACAATATCACAAACGATCAACAACAATTCTTAAAAGATAGAATTTACAATGACGTTAAAATTTATGTATCACAAATAGATTTACCTTTTTCTTTAAATATTTTTGACGTTTTAGTAATTGAAAATACTTCAATTATATTTACCGTAGATGCGCAACTTGTAGATTTTAATATGCAAGGCGTAACAAATAATTTTGAACTCTGGTATGAAAGAGCAGGTATTTATAAAGAAGGTGATATAGATCCGCTTATTGATGATGTAGATGCGAATACTATTGTGAGTTCACTAAATTATAAAAATAACTTAATAATTTGCAATGGGGTTGACCCAGTATTAATTTACAATGGAAATGTAATACAACCACTTTTATCTAATGCGTTTGTAGCAACAACTGGTGATATTCTAATTAATATTAACATCATAACAATACGAGTTTTTACAAATATTAAAGCTGAATATGTAGAAAACTTAAAATTAAATTCTTGGATAAAGTTTGCGTATGAAGGTTTTGAGCAAGAGAATATAATTACAAATATCATATTTACTGATATTGCCGACAATATCACAACTATTGCAATAACGTGTCAAAATCCACCATTAGCTGACACTAGAACAGTAATTTATAAGAAAGCAATACCTCGTTTTAGTTATGTCGCTCTTGCTCATAATAGACTTTGGGCGTTAGCTGATGGAAGACCTTTTAAAGATAAGTTTAGATCTCCTAATTTAGCACAAACTGTTTATTATGCTGCAAAACAAGGTTCTATTGATGATTGGTTTGACGATAAAACAGCAAGTATAAAATTTATAAATTTAGCTGAAAATAATAAAGATCCTGAAAATTTAGAAGTAATAAAGTTTTTCCAAGGTAAAGTATTATTTATAGGTAGGCACACTACTCAATTATGGTCAGGAACTGATCCTGATAGTAATTTTGATGGGCAAGAAATTAACTTTGGTAAATTTTATTTTGAAAAAATATTTCCGATAGGGATTTTGCAAAGAAATTTGTGTCAGGAAATGCCTAATAATCTCTCAATGATATCTAACTATGGTAAAGCATATTCATTTCATATGAATAAATATGGGCAAATAGATATTGTTGAGAATTTCACTGATCCTGTTGGTAACTTTTTTGAGATGCAATTAGGGTTTATTGAGAACGATAATGATTACCGAGAAATGACTTCTTTTTTATATCCATATTCAAATTTAATGGGTATAAAAATAAAAAATGAATGTGTTATTTATCAAATAAAAAATAAAGGTTTTTGGACTATTTTTACTGAAAATTTTTCACAAGCTAAATCATTTTTTTATAACCATATAAACAAAAATCTTTATCTTGGTATGAATAAAGGGACATTAATTTGTTATGCTGATAAAATAGAAAATCAAATATTTTCTGATTATGATATTGTGAATAAAGGTTATAAAAAAATAATATGGAGATTAGTATATAATTGGTTATATTTAGATAAACTATGGATAAACGATAAAATAGATTTGTTTATAACATCTTTAAAACCAATAACAGTTAACGTTAAAGTTTGTGAAAATAATAATGAGACTGAGCCTATTGATGATAGAATTTTAATAGAGCAAAAAGGGTCATTATTGGATGTTCATAATTTTTATGATGCTTTATTTTCAGAGCAACGTTTTGAATATGCTTATGAAACTATAAAATTTAAAGGGCTATCTTTTTCATTAGAATTTAACGGATTTGTGGATGATTATTTTATTTTTAAAAAAGCTGTGCTTAGCGGAGGTATAAATGCCGATAAGTAATATACAGAGAAAGACTAATTATTTTGGTGTAAAAAACAAAATTAAAGCTGTTGAAATTGATTTACAGTTTAATAATATAGTGGATTATATTAATAATAATATAATTTCTGCTATTAACAAACTTATTTCAGATCAATTTATAGGTTCAGATAATGTTGCACTACGAAATAGTTTTTTAATAAATCTTGGTAATAATACTACCAAATGGGATTTTTTAAATCTAGATAATTTTAAATATAACAGTACAAGTTTAATTAAGTTTGAGAAAGGACTTCCAAACTCAATTTTAGCAGTGGATAATTCAAATGAATATAGATTTGTAAGTCCAACTAATGATAATCAAGTTTTAATATCAGTTTTAAATAATTTGCCGATATTTGATTACATTTCTAATGATTGTTTTACTGATAGATGTATTTTAGGTAAGCATGTGGCTTTGAATAGCATAGGTGTAGATAATATAGATGAAAATACATGTTCAATAGATGGTAATTCTATTCCTACTATTAAGTTTGCCGATAATTCAGTAACTATAAATAATTTAGAAAATGGAGATAATGTAAAAGGAATTTTAATAAATAAGTTTAGTGCAGGGTTACAAGCTATATTTCCAACTATGATAACTTCAAATATGATACCCGATAATTATTTTAACGATTATTTTATTATTCCATTTACAGCTAATTATTATAATATAGTTAATGCGGGTGAATATGCAAGAATAACTAATTTAAATGTTGAAGTATATGATATTACTAAATTAGCACCAATTGATAATATTTACATTAGCGATTATGAGTTAAACGCAATAGCATTAAATAGCATTGAAGGTAGAAGATTACAATATACTACTGATAACGTTTCTTACTTACCGATTGTTAATGATCTTTTAGATAATGAATCTATTTATCCTGAACACTTAGATAATGAACTTAGAACTCTTTTTGGTATTTAGATGTTGAATTATTTTGTTAGAAATTTAACTTATTTTCAAACTGTTAGAAATAACAGAGATTTGAATACGGGCTATATTTATGACAATGAATTTGCTAAATTACAAAATTATATTAACGATAAAATCTTACCCACTATTGAAAACTTAATAAACAATCGGATTCATGGACCATTAGGTTCTGATGGATATTTATTGCGAAATATCGGTAATAGAATTACAAAATTTGATAGGGTAAGAGGTTCAGATATACCAGATAACCTTATTACAATGGATAGACTTAGTAAAATTAGTCCAAGTTCAATAGTTTATTGCAATACTGATAATTTAATATTCATTCCATATGTTAATTTGAATACTACTCTAGTAAACAATATTGATAATTGTTTATTTGAAAAAATAAGAGCAAATAATATCCATAATGGATCGATAACATCCACTAAAGTAGCTTTAAAAACATTGAACTTAAATCATATAGTAGTCGGAGCATTAAACCCTTTATTAAATATCAATATACCTACTGTAAAAATACTTGATAACGCTATTAATGAAGTAAAATTAGCCGATAGATCAGTGACAAAAGCTAAATTAAACGAGACTACTATTAATTTAAGAGATAATTTAAACTTAACTCTTGTAAGACAAAATATTACACATTTAGTAAATGATACCCATATGGTTAAAATAAATCATATTGCTGATAATTCTGTAGACTTTAATCTTATGTTTCGAAACAATAGAGTATTGAGAAATAGTTGTTTGCCGTTATCAATGTTGAGAGCTAAAAACAATGGTGACATAAGTCCCTATAAAATTTTCTATAATAACCCAATAACTAATGCACACATTAAAGATGGATCTTTTGCACCTATAATTGCTCAAAATGTAAATCAACGCATACATAAATCTAAATTGTGCGCTCTAATAAAACAAAAATTAATAGCAGGGGGTTTAGTTGGCTAAAGTAAACTTAAATCTAAACCTAAACTTTTTTCAAAATAAAAAAGGTAGAGTAATTTTACCTGAATATTTTGATAAACAATTAAACGAAATTGTAAATTATATAAATGTTGATTTAATTCCTTATCTAGAGTCTGTCCAAACTAATATAGCAGGGGGAATACTCGGAGATCCGTATTCAGTACTTTGTAATGTTCAAAATAACATGACGGAATATCAATATCTTAGTGATATTAATTTTGATGATAATTTATTATCTTTAAGTAAATTGAAAAAGTCTGATGAGGGATCTGTAATAGCTTCTGATATATATGGAGATATTGCTGCAATTACCCCTGATGATACCAATTTACTGTTATTTGGAAGTTTAGTAAGAAATTTTAAATTTAGAAAAATACGATCAGATGATTTATCTAATAATCTAATAACAGGTGATAAACTGCAAATATTAAATAGTGATAATTTTGCAGATAATACTTTCGTTAACATTATAGCTGATAATTCAATAACAGAAGATAGATTATCAAATGTTTCTAATGTTAAAATAGCAGATGAATGTATAGATTTTAAACATTTAGGTGTTTTTAGTGATTTACCTTATAACGAAGATATCGCTAACCTATTAGATTTAGGTGATTTTGACGATGGATCTATTTCATCAACTAAGATTAAAGATGCATCTATACTTTGGAATAATTTTATGGAACTTGCACCTATATACGCTGATAATTTAGTGCCGATGCACATAACTGATTCGTATTTAATACCTTATGTGGCAGATACTCCATTACCAAACTTAAATATAGCTGATTTACAAGCTAGTAATTTTTCAGCTATTATTAATTTCCCGGGTATTCCTGTTCAAGATGTTAGATTAACTCGTGAAAAAATAACAAATGGTGTAATTACAAAAAATCACTTTGATCCCGAAGTTAGAGCAGCTATAGACAGATGTATTCAGATTAGAGACTTAGCTTTATTACCATTACCTCAAGTTACTACTGCTACAGCTGAATATTCAAGATTAGTCCACTATGAAAATCAAGGTAGATTACAATTCAACATATATAATAGTGTTGCAGGAAAACTTAAAGGTATTGGTACATATAGCCTTATAAAAGAAGAACCTAATCGAGCTTATGTTTTGATTACAATAACATATAATAATGGGGCTTCTATAAATTTCCAAGTCAATGAAGCTAATTTCATAATGAGAGATAATCGCCCTAATCAGAGTGCGCCTGACAAACTTGTAACTATGGTTCAACAAGTTTATGATGGTGAACATTACTATAATGTATCTTTAAACACATATTATGATAACTATAGAGGAAAGCATTATTTTATAGTCTTTGGAGGATTTTCCCAAGATAAGGTTAAGTAAATATGAAAAAGATAATATTAGAAAAGTGTGAGAATAGTTTATTTAATTTACGCTTAGTTAATAATGACGATGTAATGGGAAGATTAATTATTTATCCATATAAAGATAAAATAGGCTGGCTTGATTTATACATTGAAGAAAAATATAGATGTAGGTGGTTAACTAAGTCTTTTGCTAAGTTTATTTATCAAACTCATAGCTTGATGTGTAAGGAGCATAGTTTGAATTATGTTTTTACAGGACTTAAAAACCCCAAAAGCCTCAGACTTCTTGATTTCTTTGGCTTCACTAAGTATAATGAGAAATATTATTATTTAACTATTTATTAGAGATTATGGGAATATTCGATACGGGAGATGACGATGAAGCTCCACCTATTAATGTAACTCCTTATACTCCGCAACAGATTGCACCAGAGTTCAAGCCTATTAATGCGATGAACTGGTTTGACAATATTAGCGGTGAGCAGTTTTCTTTTGTTAGAGATCGTGAAGGCAATTTAACTGTAAATACACAAGATATTAGCGGTAGACCTGCTATTGATGCTCCTATACCTATGAATAACGTTAATATAGCTCTTCCTGAGGTGGGTAACCTAGCTGCGTTTAATAATAGGTATGCCGCAGCTGTAGCAACGCTTACACAAGAGCTTAGAGACCTTGGTACTACAATAACTACTATTGAGAATACAGCTCCTGACCTAATACCTCAAAATAGAGCATTGATTGATAGTTTTAAAGAAGCTAGTCAAAGAGCCATTGATAAAGGATTCAATATAAGACGCAACGGCATTGATAAGAAACTTAGAGAAATGGGATTGCTTAATTCATCTACTGCTCTTGGTTCTGAAATAGCATTAGCACGAGAGCGAGTTGATGCTGAAATTAATAATAGATTCCGAACAGCAGAATTAGCTAACAAAGCTAAGCAACAAACGTTAGCTAATCAGTTCCAATTAGGTAGTCAAATAGTTCAGACAGCTGGTGTTGAGTTGGATAAGTACAAGACTGAAAGTCAGAATGAACTTAACGCTAGAGGTCAAGATCTAGGTAGAGAACACCTCGTGCAACAACGAGGTAGTGAACAAGCTAGATTAAATCTACAACAAGAGCAAATGCGCATAGCTACAGAGCTTGCAACAAGACAACTACGTTCTTCACTAATGCAGCAACGTAATCCAACTAATGCAGCAGTATCAATGATTACTAATACTAACCAGCAAGCTATTCAAGCTTCAAGTGCAGATAATAACGCTATGCACCAGCTAAATATGGCTCAAATAGGTGAAGGACAAGCTAATGTTCAAAGATTCCAAGCTAACCAAGCTGCGCAAAGTAATCCGATGGGTGAGTTGTTGATGACTGGTGGTACTGCACTATTTGGTGGACTTGGTGGCAGTGTAGGTACAAGCCTTTGGCGTAATTTATTAAACTAATTTATATAAAATTAAATGGCAGACGATAATATTTTAGCACAATTATTAAGTAGCGGTGCAGGCACGGAAGCAAACTACTATAGCATTTTAAATCGCAAAACAGCGGTAGATGATATTGGCGATGCTTTTAGTTCTCAAGCTAATAGACCTGCTTTAAATGGCAAGCAGAGAATGAGCAATGCCATGATGGCAGGTATGGGAGCAGGACTTAAAGCTAGCCAGACTCATATTCGTGATAAGAAGATGCAAGAAGTAGAGGGCATGTTAAAAGAGGTTGTAGATCAGCGAGTAAAGCTCCAATCACAACTCGGCAAGCAACAACTTACTAAAGCGTCCTTTGCTAATTATGCTATGGACAATTATGGTGATTTAAAAAGATGGAATGATTCAGAAGGTGCAGGGGATCAACAATCTTCTAATGAATTTGGAAAAGTATTATATAATAGATGGGCAGACCAAAACCCAGATATGGCTAAGAAACTTGGTAAAATAGATCACGTTTATGGTGGCAAAGCTTATTTCGATAAAGATGGTAAAGTCGGCGGTATGTACATCAAAGATTTACTAGAGCCATTAATTTCAACATTACCTGAAGATCAGCAGAAAGAATTATCTAACTTAACCTCTCTAACAATGCGTAATAAGTTTAAGAAGTCTGATCTGTTTGAGGACTTGGGTATTGCGGATAAAAGAGCTTCTATTAAAGCACATAATGCTAGTGCTAATCAAGCTAATGCACATGCTGATTTGTTTAGGTCAGAGACTAATAAGAATAGGCAAACCGCTTTAAAGCCACCTAAGTATGATGATAAAACAAGGCAACATATAGCTAAAAGTAATATTGATTGGGTAAATAGTGCAAATGACGATGTTAAGAAAACTGAGAATGCAGCCAAAGCTTATGAGATGACTGCTAAAATATTAGAAGATGAAAAAGGATGGAAAGGAAGAGGTGGTAATAGTCTTGGTGCTGCTGTACAGAGGCTTATAAACTGGGAAGGTACAGAAAGTGGTAAAAACCAAGCCTTACTTGACTTATACCAACAACCTTTACTTGAAGAATTTAAGTATTACTTTGGTGCAAGACAAACAGATAACGATTTAAAACAGTTCTTAAAAACACTTCCTACTTTAGATAAAGATAGTGCAGCAAGTATTCAAATAGCAACTGATAGGGCAGCTACAATTAGAGCTAGGAATAAAGAAACTTTATTAAGAGCAAAAATATTAGAAACTGAATTTAATTATGGTGAACCTTATAATTCACAGGCTGTTACTAAAAGAGTTGAAGAAGAGATGAAAGAGCAATTAGATGATATTGGTAAAAAATAATGGCTGAATTTATAGAAATGATTACCCCTAAAGGTGCAACTTGGAAAATACCTTTAGAAAATGTAGACAAAGCATTAGAAAGAGACGCTCAATTTTCTAATCCAGAAGATGAACAATTATATCAATCCTATGTTCAATCTGGTGCAAAAAAGAGATCAGAACCAAACACATCACCTACTACATGGTTAGATAGAGGTAAAGAATTTGCACAAGGAGCCGCACATAATGTTGGAGAGACTTTAGACACTGTAAATAAATACGTTTCAGCAGTGCCACCTATGTTGGTCAGCAAACTTGCAGGAAGACTCGGTGAAGGTATTAGTGGTACAAATCCAGAAGCAGGAGAGGCAATATCAAAATTTGGTCAAGGTGCGCAGAATATAGCAGATCATTTTCACAACAGTAATTTAGCTGATGATTATGCAAATGCAGATATTTTAAAAACTGATAATAATCCAGATAAAACTAGTGAAATATTTAAAGCTGGTGGTGAGTTCTTAGGTGAAGGTGTAAAGTTTGCCACAGGAGCTAAAATCTTAGACAACGCTAATAAAACAATAAATGCTGTTCAAATAGTTACCAGACAAGGTAAAACTGTAGCTATGCCGTGGTTAAATAAATTAAATTCTCTTTTAAGCTCACAAGGTGAGAATATAGCTAGAACTTCTGCACAATTTGCAGCTGGTGGCATGGGTGCTGAAATGGGAAAACAAATACAAGATAGAGATAATAGACCACAAGCCGATGGAGTATGGGAAGAACTCAAAAATGCTACTGCTGATACAATGGTAGATATGGCAGGATTTGTTGTAGGCGGTCTTGTTATAGATGGGGCTGAAAAAGCATTATTAAAATCAACTAAAGAAGCTGGTAAAACTATTGTTAACTTTGTTGATTATGCTAAAAATCCCAGTGAAGAAGCTTGGTCAAAAGTAAAAAATGAATTTCCTGATGCTGTTAAAAGTCCAATAAAAAGTTCTTTTACTAAAATGTATGAAAAATTAGTTAATAATGCAGATAATGCTATTGATGAAGAAGCATTAGTGGCTATGAAAAAAGCTGGCATTACTCCTAGTGCATTGAGTATTTATAAAGATAATGAACGAGTTTTTACTATTGCAAATTTATTACCAAGTAGATTATATCGTGCTTACGCTGATAATTTAGAAAAAGAAACATTAAGCTCTATTGAAAGAGATCTTGATAAAAGATTAGGTATTATTGACCCAATGAGATGGCAAGCAGAAGAAAGTATGATTAGGAATGCTTCTGAAAGCTTAGATAAAGTTATTGAAAAACCTGATTTACCTCAGATATATAAAGATTCAACAAATAAAATAGAAGGTGTTTTAGATAAAGAATTAGGAGAATTACCAAGTTCTTCTAATTCTTCTTCTTCTTCTTCTTCTTCTTCTCAGTCATCTATACAGTCAGCTAGAGATGCGTCAGTTGACGAGATAGAAAGAATGAAGTCATTTTATAATGAAAGAAAAAATCATCTATACACAATGGCTATAGAAGGTTTAAAGGATAGTGATTATGTTCCTTTAAATAAAATACATACAGCAGCTAAAAAATTATTTAAAGAATTTAATGTACCAGGAGCTAAGGGAACTTCTTTAGGTAAAGTACGGGATGTTGCTAAAGATGTAAAGAAAGGAACTGCAAATAAAAATGATGACGTTATGTATGCGTTTGATGCAGAAGAAATGGACGCTTTATTAAACGCTCCAAAAGCACACCCTTCAGTCTTATTAAAAATGTCGCAAGGTATAAATGAGCAAATAGCAGAAGGTATCATAAAAGGTAAAGAAAATATAAAATCCCTTACTAGTTTAACAACTGCAATTAACGAATCAATATTAGATGCAACCCGAAAAGGTGAAATAAGTAATAAGTTTTTTGCACAATTTAAAACAGCTGCTGATAGTTATTATGCTGATGTTTATAAACCATTTATAGAGTTAGATGCTACCAAAGCTATTTCTTCTGGAAAAAGCCCTAGTTATATTTGGCAACAAATGCAAACTATCGATGGTAGGCATAGGGTTTATGAAACTTTAGCAGGATTGCCTAAAGGAGAAGCTATTTACAATGTTCTACAAAGAGCCAAATCACAAGAATATATAATGAATTATATATCTGATGGTACAGATTTAAACCCTAAAAAAATAACAGATCTTTTTAGTAATATTTCACATGAGTATGAGTTGTCAGATTTAATGGGTTACGATGTTTACAGTAAATTAAAAAAAGTTTCACCTAAAATATCATCAAATATAGCAGAAGCACAAAAACTATTACAAAACCCTCTTATTGCAGATAACTCTGTGAATAATATTATTAAACTGATAAATACTAGAGAAGGTATAGAATTAATTAGAGAGCAAGTTATTAAGCTTCCTGAAAAAGAAGCTAAAGATGTTATGAATGCTGTTAATAGAGTAGCTGCTAAATTTAATATTGAGAATGAAATTACCAAAGATACTAAATTAAATAATGATAGATTAATTACAATGTTAAGTGATTTAAAAGAAGAAGATTATTTAGTCGGTATACTTGGTAAAAAAGGATTAGAAAAATTTAAAAAAGATATTTTACCATTAAGTAGAAAAATAGGACGTATTCATAATCAAGACGTTGATGCTGGTGGATATATTGCTACTAGAGGGGCTAATAGTATCGGTGGAGTATTAAAAAGAGTTATTAGTGAAGTCGGTACTGGTGCTTCAGGTTATGGGGCTGGTGGTGTAAAAGGAGCTATTGCAGCCGTCTTAGGTAAGAATTGGTTTGCGTATTCTTTTGCAAAAGCTTCAACTGACCCTAAATTAGTAAATAGACTTATTGAGCTTGGAAGACGAGGTAATGCACAACAAACTGGCAATTTCATTACTCGTATAGCAAAGAAAATAGCTAAAGAAACAGTTGTGGCAGCTAATAAACAAGCTTTCAAATTACATGAAGCTAGTGAGGCAGTTAACAAAGGTAAAGAGATGTTACCTGATACAAGTACTGAAGAAGGAAGGCAAAAAATGAGAGATGATGCTAGAAGATGGCAAAAAAATAGCGTATATTAAATAATAGTTGATATATGATAATAACACTCTGACAACGCATACCTAAACAAAAAAAAAGCATCATGTAGTATATGTATCTACATAGAAACTTAAAAGTAATGAGATTTAATTTGGGAAATATTCTATATGCCATATAGAATATAAGTGGGAAATCTAAAATACGATTTTTAAATGTTTCAATTAATTTATCAAGTAAATCACTAAAGTCCACATTTATTCTACACCACTATCTTCGTTATTTTCAGTTGGAAGTTCAAAACTACCTAGTAGCAATGATAATACACTAATTGTCAATGTTAGTAACTGTAAAAGTTTCAAATATGGATTAGATTCAAATATTAACAGCACCACTAAGGCAGCGTTTATTAAAAACTGAACCAAAATCGTCTTAAACGGGTGGCTTTTTACAATATCGTATAACTTTTTCAACAATATTAGTTTAGTCATTTTAAACTTTCCTATAAATTAAATATTGTTGCCTAAACAAATAAAGATTATTTAACCAGTTGTTTAAATGCAAACATTTATGAGTGTCAACACATACTTGTTCTATCTCTAAAGCTACCATATCACCAGCTATTGGCATCTCTGGTAAATCTTTACCTACTATACAGGTATTATAGCTTTTTGTCACGCATCCGTTTAACATTACCATTAATATTAGTAGGTTTAGTTTTCCCAACAACATCTATAATTTCCCCTTTTAATTCAATATTCTTAGCTTGATTTAGTACTGTGGTACTTAAGTCACTATTTTCTTTTTTTAATTTACTATTCTTGCCTAAAACATAAAACATGAACAATCCAAGTAATCCTGCACCTATAGATTTTATATTTGCAAATATAAAACTAAACATCTTTACTACCTTTATTTTAAATGTTGCACCACTATTCTGGTAAACATAATTCATCACCAAGTAATTCAGCTTTTTCAAATTGTTCAATTTCATCAATGTTTAAATTTATCTCTTCCTTCTGAATTAATAAATCATTGAGACCAATAGATTTCTTTTTCATTAATTCTGAATTTTTTTGCTGAAGCTCCTCTCTAGCATCACGTAAAAATCCAATTTCCTCATAAAGTATCACCTTATCTGACCTTAACTCAGTTTTGTCTTCTTTCAATCCATTTATTTCGCCTATTAAAAAATCTTTTTCAAAGCTCATTTGACGAATAATCTCATCTTTCTCAGCTAGTCGTTGGGTGAGTCGATTAATTTCTTCAATCAAGTGTGGAGACTGAACCTCTTTAATTACTTCTTTTGTTATTATTTGAGGAGGTTGATATACAGGTACTTCCTTAATTACCTCTCTAATAACTTCTTTTGTTATTATTTGAGGAGGTTGATATACAGGCACTTCCTTAATTACCTCTCTAATAACTTCCTTTATAACGATTTCTGGTTGAGGTTTTACAGGTGGATTATCGTGGTATTTCATTTTTTTCATATCAATACTTTAAAAATTAAATCTAACGCTAGCAGTTAAGTTGTGAACAAGATAGTCTCTGGCAATCATATTGTTCATATCTTCTAACACTCTTGGTCTATTGCGTCCCAAGTTTAAATAGTTGTAGCTTAGGTCAAGAGTAGAATTGTCAGTCAATTTGATATCAATACCAGTGGTGAGTTTATAAGCAAATCTATGTACTTGTTGACTGGACACTGGATCGAGTATTTCAAAAACCTCATTTGCACTATTTTTCCCACTGCCCGTAGCCTTGTCATGTAAAAAGCTAATGCCAATTCCACCCCCAACAAAAGGAGTGAAGATACCAGTGGTAATAATATTCTTGTAGCCATTAAGCATTAAAGCACTAATTTTCGTTTTATAGCTAACTTTAAAAGCATCGCCAAATGCATTGCTTGAGTTCTCTTCCGAGCAAAACAAGAAATAATGATCTAATACTAGCTCAGTCCGAATCGAGTCTGTTAATTGAAAACCAAGACCTGCCTCAACCAAAGGGAACTTGTTTGCTAACTTAATTTTACCATTGAGATCGTTAGTCTGAATCACAATAGGATTAATTTGGTTTAAACCTGTGCCAATCTTGGCGTAGAGGTTATTATTTTCACTAGCTAGTACCGTTGATACCATTAAACAGCTGCTTAAAATATATTTCTTCATATAATTACCTCTTTATCGTTCCACAAGTTTATCTCGGCAAAGCGTCTATTCTCTAAACCTTTTAATCTAACTTTACCTGCAAATACCCAGCTCATAAATTGAACAGGTACTTTATCTAAAGAACCTTCATTCAAAACTTTTATTAATGTAGAAGCTTTGAAGTTAGTAGCTCCAATATTAAAAACTAAACATACCAAAGCATCAAATTGATTTTGATTTATAGTGGTTTTAACAAATTTATTTACAGCTTCTTCTGCCCATTTAAGATCATTATACAATAACTCTTCTGCCTTTAATACATTTATTGGTTGTACAATACTATCTAGGGGGGTGATAACATGTCCCCACCCTATAGTGTTTTTACCAGCAGAACATTTATAAGAGATACTGGCAAACCCACCCTTAGGTGCTTGTTCCCATTTCTTTAATAAAGCTATTCCTTTTTTACCTATTTTCATTCTATACTATCCACATCATTGTTTGAATTACCTATAACTTCCATGTCATTTGAAGAAAACGCATATTGAAAGGAATCATTTATAACTGTTCCCTCAGATATCGTGTGTGATATAAAGAAAGGTGCAAATATTGCTCCTTTTAATAATGGATTCCATGCTTCAACATATTTTAACCCAGCTGATATAAAAGGTAAACTAAACCAAGCTCCTTCAACAGCTGAAAAACTACCTATTAATATATCCTTTTTTGTAAGACCTTCCATGTTAGGTTTAAATAATTTTTTTAAAGAACTATATTCACTAAGTCCTACAATAGCTGACGCAATTACACCACCTAAACTGATTCCTATCACATCAGCTGCATCATCTTCAAAACCAATATTTTTTGCAAATTCGGTGGTAATATGAGTAAAAGCTAAACTTCTTGCCAATACCGAGATAACTGTAATACCGTAAGTAAAGATTTTATCCCCTGTACTAGTTAAATGATGCTCGTTGTTAGTGGTTAATATTTTACTAAAAGATTCATAAGATTTAATAGATTTGGTGGCTAGTAATGGTAGTGTCGTAAATGCCGCCCACATTACATATTTATCAAAGCCATATGAGCCATCGTATGCTTGATCTTTAAGTTCAATGTTCCACAATAAAGCTATTGGTATTGCTGAGGAAATAGCAGCTCCTATTTTCCCAATAGCAGTAATAACCTTCTTATTACTTTCTTGAGACGGTTCTTTGTACGCATTAAAAAATTTATATGAACTAAAATTATTATGGGAAGTTATTGCTAATAACGTATTAAGAGTAGAAATAATAAATGTAGATTCGTATTCGTGAATATTAATATTAAAATTTTCTAAATTTTTGATTTCTTTATTAAAAATAGGCATTGAAGCAAACCCTGTACCTAATGCAATAATGAAACTTGCAGCAGCTAATTTTTTATTAACTCCAATACTTGGTACAATCACTTGCTCTGATTGTACTCCTATTAAATTCTCAAATAAACTATCGTTACCAAAATCATTTAAACAGAAAGAAGCTTCTATCACTTGTTCACTATTTCTAACAACTGATTTTCTTACATGCTTAATTTTATAAATTTCTTCCGATAAAAACTCATCTATTAACAATTCAGTTAAGTTATGACAAGTTGTGATTTTAGTTTTCACGGACAACTATCCCATGGTTGACATTTATAATCTACATAATGCACATTACCATAAGTAGGGTGAACAGAATGTTTACCTATGTTGTGCATAATAGAATACCAACATACTAGGGTTACTATAATATTGGCTATAATTAATATTTTCATAAGTTATTCTCTTTTGAATTAGGTGTTAAATCAATGTTAATTTCTGTTTTTGCTTTAATGATTTCTTCTGTAATTTCTTCTATACGATTGTCATCGCCAAATACATAACTAGAAACTACACCTAGTAAAATCACCATTAGAATAAAGAAGTATTTACTATAAACTATTCTTACCATTAAATCTTTCATGTTAATTCTTTTCTTTCAATATTTTAAATAAGTTTTCTTGTGTTATATTCTTTTGATTTAACACCTTCATTAGCTGTTCGTCCTTACATTTAGCAGCAACTAAATGATAAATTAAAACAGGTTTAGTTTGACCTTGACGATGAAGCCTTGCATTAAACTGCAAATAACTCTCTAAATTCCATGTCAAACCAAACCAAATAATGATCCTACCACCTTTTTGCAAGTTAAGACCTTTAGCTGTACTACATTGGCACAATAACAGCTTTATCTCACTATTAGACCACTTCTTTTCAACTTCAGTTATGTTCTTACTATTAAGTGTAATAGCCTGCTTAAAACGCTTCTTTATGCGTTCCTCATCTGATTTGAAGTTAAACGCCACTAATATATTCTCATCAGGATAACTGGTGATAAGTTCTTCTAGTTGATCTAGCTTATTACTATGTATCTCAACATAATCTTTATCCTCATTATATACTGCCCCATTACAATATTGAAGTAGCTTATTAGATAAAACACCTGCATTAACAGCAGTTAGTTCTTCACTATTTATTTGTAAATAAAACTCTTTTTCGTATTGTTTATATAAATCATAATTATCTATTGTTACGCTGATTGTGTTCATTATTTTATCAGGTAAATTAAGGTAATCTTCGGACTTCATACTAAGCCAATTCTTAGCTAATAAATCACTTATGTATTCTGGATATTTGCAGATATATTTGTAACCATTAAAATCTGTAACAAAATACATATTTCTATAAGTTGTTATATTTTTACCAAGTAACTCACCATGATCAATTAAGTATTGTTGAGGCCATATATCAATATGGCCGTTAGGGATTGGTGTACCAGTAAGTAACACTATATATCTACAAATAAACTTCTTTAAAGCTTTAAATCGTTGTGAAGCATGACTTTTAAATCCTGAACTTTCATCTACAATAATCATTCCATATTTAGAATAACCATTGGTAAGCATCCATGGTACGTTTTCTTGATTAATGATGTAAACATCAACATCTAGATTTAACGCTTCCTTGCGCTGGGCAGCGTTACCACAGCATATTGAGTATGTAAGATGTTTAGTATGTTCCCAGTTTAATAATTCGTTATGCCAGACATTCTTGGAAACATTTAATGGTGCTATAATAAGTAGCTTTTTAACATGTATATTATGTATCTTGGTAAAAGCTGTAAGTGAAGTTATAGTTTTACCAAGACCCATATCAAGATTAAGACCGCATCTTTTTTTATCAAGTATGTAGTTTATAGCTCTTAATTGATAATCCCGTAAGTTTGATTCGCTAAGCATTGTTTTTCCTATAAACAAAGAAAAAATACATTAACGCAACAACACTCATAAAACCACTTTGTATGAATAAATATGAGAAATTGTAATTTGCCAAATTACCCCCCATAGCTGATGCAAGTAAAACAGCTATCCCCATAATAACTGAATACACACCCAAAACACTTCCGTAAAACTTTTTAGGAATGCTTTTAAAGATTAATGATGTAAATAAAATTTGCGCACTTGTTCTTTGCACACCCCAAAACAACAAGCCTAAAACCCCTAGGTACATGTTATTTACTGGGAGAAAGAAAAATATAATGTTAAACAATAACAAAGACATTATCGTTATACCAATGAGTAGGTTATTTTTGTTTTTATCTACAAAATAACCAATGAATGGTGCAACAACATACATTGAAAAATTAAATATACCTATTGTTGAGGTGTAAAACCATTCTTGAAAATCTAATTTTTTTAAGTAAAGAATAATCATTCCGTCATTAAATCTACCTAAGAAAAATAAAGTAGAAAGTATTATAATTGGCAGAACACTGTAAATAACTTTAAATAATTCTTTATTATCAATTTGTAATTTTTCACTAACTTTAATTTCAAAGTTGTTTTTAATAAAAAGTGATAAGGTAAACGCAATAATGTTCAATATGCACGTAAACAATATTATGTATTTTAAATTTTGTGCAATACCAAAATTATAAGAAACAACACTTATTGTGAATGCTCCTAAAACACAACCTAAAGTCTTAAAGCCCACCATTAAACTTATTGATTTACCCACATTAGGTGAATTAACACCTACAAACGCATCTCTAGGTGTAGCAAAAAGTCCGTTGGCAAATCTTTCGAAAACTTTGCTCCCTAAAATATAACTAACACCACTTAATAACAACAAAACTTTAGATAAAAGTGCAATAATTATTGATGCAATAAATAACAGTTTTTTATTTTGTATTTTATCAAATAAGTATCCACTATAAAATTTTAAACCATTAGATAGTAATTCTGAACCACCTTCTATCAATCCTAAAAATACAAGTGACAAACCTAAATTTTGTGTTGCCAATA